AGCTTTAGTACAGCAGTTGATTACCTGGAAGCCTGACACTAGAGGTAAGACAGACTGTGTTATGGCTTTATGGTTTGCAATTATTAAAGCACGGGAATTGATTCAAACTGGTACAAAGATAACGCCTTACTTAAACAACAGATGGGCTACTAGAGCTCAAATGGAACAAAGACACTCAATTAATTTAGACGATGCTTTTAATGAGCAATGGTCTGAAATATACGGATAAGGAACTGATATGAAATTACCAACTTTAAAACAACAGGTAGCACTTACCCAAACCGTTGCTTCAAGTTTTATTCCAGTTATTAAAGTAAGTAAAATAGGTGCTCGTGCTGTGGGCGGCATTGTTAAAGAAGGCGCTAAACACGTCTCTAAACTTTATAGATAGGCAACAATGGTAAACCCACTTAAGGCTGCACGCTTAGCTGCACAGCTTGCTAAAGAAGCTCGCGAAGTTGCAGAAAAAGCAGCTGGGTTTTCTAAACCTAAAGTTCTTTACAATCCTGAAAATGAAATTGTTAAAGTTCCAGTTAAACCTATTGTAGCTAAAATAGAAGAAAAAAAATTACGTCGTTCAGTTCCAGAACCTAAAGAAACTGGCAAAGACTTTGCTATAGAGCAAGCTAAAAAATTTGGACTAGGTTCAGTATCACCTCAACAAAAAGCGGCTATTGAAGCTCAGATGAACAGAGGGCTACGCCCTGATATGCCTCCCTTGAGAACTAATCCCTTACCTCCTGATGCAGTAAGTATTCGTCCACCTTTTGCTCCGGGTATGAGAGTATGGACACCAGAAACCAAAAAGGTTGTTGCGCCTATGAAACCAACATTACCTAAGCCACAAGTATTTGATATTAAAACATCAGGCGTAGCTCCAAAAATTCCAAAACCAAAAGATGAACTACCACCAATACCTAGAGGTGCTAAAGATACTGAAGTCAAAGATAGTAGCGGTAGGTTAATTTTTAAGAAGAGTCCTGAAGAAATGCAAAATCTTAATGAAAAACTTAAGAATGCAAAAGAAGCTGAAGAAATGGGATTAAAGAATTTTTCAGATAGTACTGTACGTAATTCTGGTACTTCTGTTGAAAGAACACCTGGTGTGTTTAAAGAACGTAATTGGTATGAAAACGAAGAAGATGCTATTAAAGCATTTATTGCTCGCACAAAACGTGAATCTCAGGGAGATTAATTTATGGCATTAGATATGAAACAGATAACCGCTAGAGTTGAATCTCTGCGTTATCGTTCTACCGAAAGAGATGCACGTAACCTAGACGTACTTGCTGTTCGTCAAGGAAAAATCTCACAAGTTTATCCTAGTTTTTTTCCAGATGGTATAGACCAAAACGTAGTAGCTAACTTTATTGATATTGTTGCAAGAGACCTTGCAGAAGTCATGGCTCCGTTACCTGCTGTTAACTGCTCAGCAGTAAACCAAGTTTCAGATAGAGCACGTCAGTTTGCAGACAAGCGTACAAGAATTGCTGCTAACTATTTCCGTCATTCAGATTTGCAAGTAAACATGTACAACGGCGCAGACATGTACATAACATATGGTTTCCTTCCTTTTATTGTTGAACTAGATGAAGAAGCAGGATTACCACGGATTAGATTAGAAAATCCTATTGGAGCTTATCCAGAGTTTGACCGTTATGGAAGATGTAATGCATTTGTAAAACGTTATACCTTTACTTTAGGTGAGCTAGTTAGCCAGTTCCCTGAATTTGAATCACAGCTTTTAGGTTCAGAAGGTTACACACAGAATCTTAATTCTCAAATAGAGATGATTCGTTATTACGATAAAGACCAATCAATTATTTATATACCTGCAAGAAAGAATTTAGTTCTATCAAAGGCAAGTAATCCTTTGGGTAAGATGAATGTAATCATTGCTAGACGCCCAGGTGTTGATGGTGAGCTACGCGGACAGTTTGATGATGTATTAGGAATTCAGTTACTTCGTAACCGTTTTGCTTTACTTGCAATGGAAGCTGCAGAGAAATCTGTTCAAGCACCAATTGTATTACCAAACGATGTACAGGAATTGCAATTAGGCGGAGACGCTGTAATTCGTACAAACAATCCAGCAGGTGTTAGACGTGTTGAACTTAATATCCCACAAGGAGCTTTTACAGAACAACAACTTCTAAATGAAGAACTTCGTGTAGGAGCTCGCTATCCTGAGTCACGTACTGGAAATGTTAAAGCTTCAATTATTACTGGCGAAGGTGTACAGGCACTATTAGGTGCATTTGATACACAGGTTAAGTCAGCACAATCTATATTTACTACAGCATTACGTGATGTTATTTCTCTTTGCTTTGAGATGGATGAGAAATTATTTAACGTAGAAAAAACAATTCGTGGCACCGATGCTGGTGCACCTTATGCGGTTACATATACACCTACAAAAGATATCAAGGGTGATTACTCAGCCGATGTAAGATACGGAATGTTGGCTGGACTTAACCCAGCACAAGGACTTATCTTCATGCTTCAAGCTCTTGGAGGAAAACTTATCTCTAAAGATATGGCTATGCGTGAGTTGCCATTTAACGTCAACGTCACCTTAGAACAAGAGCGTATTGAAACAGAAGATATGCGAGCTGCATTGATTGGTTCATTGCAAGCTTACGCACAAGCAATACCTCAAATCGCTGCTCAGGGCGGTGACCCAAGCAACATTGTTAACAAGATAGCTGAAGTCATTAGGCAACGTCAGAAAGGCATAGCAATTGAAGATGCCATCAGTGAGGTATTTGCACCCGAGAATCCTCCAGCTGGTGGCGCACCATCGGTCGAGCAGCCGTCCGTCCCCTCTGCTCCCGGCGCTCCAGTTGGAGGCTCACAACCAGAAGAACAAGTACAAGCTCAAGAACAACAAAGACCAGAGTTACAAAGTTTATTAAGTAATTTAAATATGGCTGGAAGAGCTAATGCAAGTGTAAGGACAGTAAACAGAAGATAACTTGGGGGAATAGTGACGGCTATTGTTGGAATTCAAGGTAAAGGTTGGGCTGTTTTAGCAGCAGACTCAATGACTACATATACGGATAAACCATATGTAGCAAAGGGATGCGATAAGATAGTTAAAGTTGGTGAGTATTTAATTGCAGTAGCAGGTGATGCTATAGCAGGAGATATACTTAATAACTTATGGCAACCACCTAAAGTAATTAAGACGCAAGACCCAGATAGATTTATGATGATTAGAGTATTACCATCTATAAAACAAACTCTAACTGATGCAGGTTATGACCCAGCACCTAAAGGCAAGAATGATGATGATGCTGGATGGGATGCATTAATTTGTTTTAATGGAAAGTTATATCAAGTTAGTGATGACTATGGATATATGCGAGATGATAAAGGTTTATACGGCATAGGCGCAGGTGGCGGGTTAGCTCTTGGCGCTTTAGCAATGATGGAAGTAGAAATAAAAACACACGCCAAAGCATCAGGTGCTGCTAAGAAAGCAGTCAATGTAGCAATTCAATACAATGTTTGGTGCGGTGGACCAGTTCACACAAAAACACAATTTACTAAGTAGGAGTATAAATGGCAAATGGACGTGGCGGATATCGTCAACCTAGTAATCCAGCACCTGTATCAGGTCCAGGCGCTTTGTCAAAGCGTACTGATGGTGGTGCTACCGAAGGTATGACTCAGGCTCCTAAGTATATGGCTGGAATGAGATACGGCATGGGTGGAAATATGGAGCAACAATCAGGTGCTCCTATGCAAGGTAGCAATATACCTTCTATGCCATCTCCTATAGTTCCATTAACTGCCCCTACAAACCGTCCTGAAGAACCTATTACAGCTGGCTCTGACTTTGGTCCTGGTCCTGGCTCAGAGGCTTTAATGAATATGCCATCTCCTCAAATTAATATTACTAACGTGCTCAGTAGACTTGCTCAGTATGATGACTCAGGAGACACAGAACTTATCTATCGCAGATTATTAGATAGCGGTTACTAATGCCTAGACTACCGCATCCAGTAGTAGCCCAGACATCTCAAGGTTTATATAATGCGCTTTCAACAGCTAACCCTTCACCTGAAGAAACTGCTATGGCTACTCAAATGTCTTATGCATATCAAGCAGGTTTAAGATTAAGTAAGCTATCTCCTGAAGATGCCAAAGCAGATTATGATATCTTAAATGATAATGCTAAAAGAGATGTTAGAGTCTTGTTTCCAAATGAAGAGTACTCTAAGCCTGAACCAAGCTTATTAGGAAAAGGTTTAAGTGCTGCTGGTAAAGTAGTTAGTGTTCCTTATAAGTTTTTTGGTTCTCCTTTTCTTGGCACATTTACAGCTTTAGAAAAATATAGTAAAACTCTTAACACACCAGCTCGTGTAGGATTCCAAGCTGTTACTTTAGACAAGCCTGTGTTTTCTCAAAACACTTGGTCGGATGCTTATAATGGTAAAGACTTCTATAATCCAATTGATGTTAAAAATCTTGAAGAAAAATATGGCAGAGCTAATGCTGCAGTTGCAATGGGTATTGCTGCTGCTAAAACTCCAGGTGAGATTATTAAAAGCTGGGGCGGAGTAGACGCAGAAATAACACAAGCACTTGCTGACTCATTAGATGACCCAGAC